TATCCACGTTGATCTCCCTTCTGTCTTCCACAGGGTTTACCTGTTTTAACATCAACCCACTTCTCTTTGAACCATCTATCAAGACTCATTTTCCTACTTGTTTTTGTGCAGCAGTATGTGCAGCTTTAAATGTTTTACCTTCACGCATGAGCTTCTTCATAAGATTCATGTGTTTGGGTGTGTGATGAACTGAATGTGCCTTCAGCTTCTTCATCTGGCTAAGATTAAGCTTTGCCATTTTTCTTTTTACCTTTCTTTTTAGATTGACGAAGGATCATAAGATCTTCTCTGGTGATTTTGCCATCACCAGTTTTGTCTAGTTGTTTTTGTTTTTTAGATAAAGGCATGATTAAGTTTTACGATAACCTCCACCACGTTTTTTATAAGTTCTAACCAACCATGCATTAGCATAAGCAGAAGGATAGACTCTAAACTTCTTCTTTGCTTCTGACTTTACCCTTGCATAAAGCTTAGGATTAGTAGGTTTGTTAGCCATAATTAACGACCAGTGAATACGTCACTACCACCCAAGCGTCTTTGTACATCTTCGGTGTAGCTAACATCTTTACCATAGCGTGGATCTGACATAGCAGTAACTACTTCTGCTGTTGATCTAAATGGTGTAGGTCCACTTGATGAAGCACGACCTGATACTAAACTTGGTTCAACACCCATAGCATTATTGTATTGAGAATAAAGACCTTGTACTGCAAACTTAATTGCTGTTGCATTTGCTGTTTCAGTTAAATTATTAAACTCCTTAACTTCATCAGCAGGGAGATTTTCTATAGCCCATGACACCATCTTACTGTAGTTTTCATCACCACCAACAGAATCTTTAATACCCTGTATCTGTGCAGTTGCTATATCTTCACCAGTTGCACCACCACCTCTTAGTCCATCAAGGTAGGTATCAATAACCTGTTTAGAGAACCCTGCTTCTCCAAGTTTTGAATAATCATCTTCATTGATTTCACCTGTCTCTTGAAATCTATTAGAGATCTCTTGTGGATCAATACCAACTTCTTCTAATACGGAAGCAAGGCCATCACCATAAAACTCTTCTGCATTAAATTCAGTACTGTCAGTAGTTTCTGTTTCTTCTTCTGATGGGGGTTGATCTTCTTCTGTTACCTGTCCTAGCTTACCTTCAAGTTCTTTGTAACTGGCAGCTAGATCTTCTACTGATTTAAACTTTCCAAGTATCAGACCGTTCTCATCAGTTTCATTTTTTGCTAATGTTTCTAAATCCTGTTGAGACATTGGTGGTGTCTCAGAGACATTTACCTGGGATGAAGTCATAGATAGTATTTAGTTAGTTAAGAGTAATTGTACGACCATTTTTAGTTTTGACCACTTTAGGTTCGTAAGGAGCAGGTTCATCGTTTATACCTAATTTACTGACAACAGCTTTTGCTGTATCAGGTTTTGAAGTTTTTGTACTAGACTTCTTGCTCGGCATTGGTTTCCTCCGCTAGTTGTTGTGCTTGTGCATTGTTTTTAGGATCAAGTAATGGTGATCCAAGAGCAGCAGGTCCAAGACTTTGAATGAGTTGCTGCTGTTGCATAGCCTGCATCTCAGCCTGTATCTCTTCCTGTGTCTTCACTAGGTTAGCAGTATCTATTCCGATAGAAGTTGCCAACCGTTTTATAGCTTCATCGACATTCATGTACTGTCTCATAATGTCTGGACCTAAAGCTTGACTTACTGTTCCGATAAACTCAATAAGCTTATTCCTATCATTACCACGACCAAGACCCTGTACACCAGTAACGATCTTGGGTTTCACTAATTTCTCTGGTAGCTTCGGTGCTTTACCTGATCGGACAAGCATGTGCATCCTACGTTTTAGGTATGGTAGTTGAAACTCTTGTGTAAGGATGCTGTATATACCACCAAGACTGTTCTCTAATTCATTAGCCATCATGGTAACTTCTGCTGCTGTCACTCTTTCTGCATCTCTCTGTACAGACCTTGCCATGAGAAAAGCATATTCAAGTCTTGATTCAATCCTTTGTATGGCAGAGAAAGATACATTGAAGTCTGCTCCCTTCCCTACTTGCATGACACTTATATCAGCAGCACTTCCTTCTCGTATTGCACCATTGGGAGCTTTGGCTAGTGTTGCTGCTCTAGTTACACCATTAGGATTTACAAGGAATATAGTCTTAGCTGATGCAGCAGCACCTTCGATTATTGCTTGCATCAAAGCTTCAAGACTAATTAAGTCTCCTCTGTATTCTTCTACATATCCTCTACCGTAGTCTTCACCATCAATACGAACAAACCTGAGTGTTATCCAAGGTGATACATCTACTTTTGATCTGCCATCAGTGCCTGGTATCTTTTCTCCCTTACATTCCTGATACCACATGAAGTCATCATTTACTCTTCTGACGTATGTGTATATATCAAGGTCACTATCCATTGTCTTTTCATCATAGTTTTCTTTCTTTTTAATTTGTTCCAAGAACTCTGGTGAAAGGGCATTAGGGCTTACTGATTCCTGTGTAATGATTTCCAATACATTACCAACAGCATCACGTTTGCATACAAACTTTGATAGTGGATATACCTTCAGTCCTTCATCTGTGAGATAGAGAAGAACATTTCCACCAACAATGAGATGCTTGAGTGCTTCAAACATTGCAACTCTGTCGTTAGAGATCTCTATCTCATTCATCAAAGCTGTTTCTATTGTTCGTAATCCTTTATCTATCTCTGTCTCTAACCCTTCCTGTCCTTGTTTTAACAGTTCAAGACTATCAATACTTAGTTTAAAGAAGGCAGTTGATGGTGGTAGTAATGCAAATAATAATTTTGACGCAAGGCTGTTTACCCCACGTGCCCCCACTGCTTGGAATGGAGTTTTTATCTTTGCTCTTGTGCCTGTTGTACTTTCTGGTATGAGACTAGGTATGGTTAGTTTTGATGATTCTTTTGCTTCTCTATCAAAGGTGGATCTTGCACTTTGCAGTTGTGCATATCTACCAGCAGCAGTTTGTCCTTGTTGGTTAGAGTATTCCATTTTTAGTAGTTGAGATTACCTGATCCCATCTGTTCCTGATTAAGTAAAGGTATTTGTAAACTGGCAGTGCCTAGTCTTCTAGCTGATCTTCTACTTCTTCTGGTTGCACCTGGTCTTCTTTGACTAGACCTCTGATCTCCAACAACTACACGTCTAGCAGTTTGTTCTGGTCTTGTTGCTGCAGGAGTAGATTCTGGTAATGGTGGTGGTGAAGGTCGTCTGTTAAATGGTCCAACGCACATAGCTAATTCTCCAAGACTGATTCTGTAAGCATGGTATCTTTTTGTCTTGCCTGTTGTTCTATCAGGTAATCTACAACATACCGTTGCCCTGCTTTGTACCATATCTCTCTATCAGATAAAGACAAGTCAGGATGACGGTTAGGAAAGATTTGATCTAAGGCAAAGATCAATTCATCTGTAATAACTGGAAGCTTTTCAGATGACATGATTAATAAGATTTATAGTTATTGTAGTTCACTTTTGATAATAAAGTATAGCAGCTTTAAATTTATGTGATAAGGTGGATAGGCTTATACAAGCAACACGGATAAAACACTTACCTTACGGTCTGTAGGTAGGTGTTTTTTTATGGAGTCCATAGAGATACTTCACCTGTCTGAAAGTCAAAGTCTCCATCTCTTAATATTCTTGCCAGTTGTGCATTAAGAACAGCATCAGCAAAATTATATTTCTTTTTCTCATACGCAGCTACCACCTTCTCCCACATCTGTTCAAGTGTCTTAGCTTCACCAAGTATCTTTTCTGCTGTTACTGGTCCTACTTTATCTATACCAAAGTAGTTATCAGTAGAGTCACCTGTAAGAGCTTGGATCATCCAGTGTCTATCAGCCTTACGTCTGGTTATAAGCTCCATATCATCACCTGCAAGCAGTGTACAGGGTACAGATCTCATATCCTTATCAACTGAGACAATAATAGGATCAGGATATTTCTTACTGGTGGCAAGTACAGCCATAACATCATCACCTTCTAAACCTGAGTAGCTTTCAGATTGATACCGTTCTTTAGTCTGTTCAATAATCTTTCCTAGCCCTAATGGTTTTCTTTTGTGTTTTCTATTAGCTTTATATTCTGGATAGATCGTATGTCGGAATGTTGGGTACTCTGTGAAACACATAACAACATCTTTATCACCTTCGGCAATGGTTTGATAATGTGCAACTCTTCCATCTACCATTTCATGTACATCTCTTTCATCAGCATGAAGAGTGTGTAAGTTGTCATCCCATTTAATGTCTTGCTCACAGGCACAGCATGAGGAGTAGATCAGCCAATCAGCGTCAATTAGTAAAGTCATTAGTTCCCAAAATAAGTTTCCATAGGAAGCACTAACCTTCCAGTTTTATCGTCATACAATAGTTTGTCTATCTCACCTGTCATTCCTGTATGTCTATTCTTCAACACTCGCAGTTGTAGTTCTGCCCTTTCAGCTACATCCCCCTGCTGGTTTCTTTCACAGGCAACTACAAGATCTGATAACTGTGCGATTGAATGAGAAGACCGCAGATGATTAAGACTTACCTTATTACCTTCTTCATGTCCTTTACCTTCTGGCCTACGCAGATGAGAGACAATGATTAAACCTATACCAGTAGATTCAACCACCTGCCTGAGCTTGGTACAGACTACATCCAAGGCTCTTCTTTCATCTAAGTCAGAGATTCCTGACACAACTATTGTTAGATGATCAAGTATTACTACATCCACACCCTCTGCTGTAGCGAGATACTGTATCTGTTCGACTAATCTATCTGGATCAATAGAACCAAAGTGATCATATAAGAATAGTTTTCCTGTACCGAACAACTTATCAAACGACTGCTTCAAGCTTTCATGTTCAATGTTCTCTTCAAGATGCAGTGGTTTATTTACTTCGACACCTAAGATACCTTGCATTGTTCTCTGTACTGATTCTTCTAAAGCTATGTATCCAACTGTCAGATCATTCTTTATAAAATGATGAGCCAGTTCACGACAGATAGTTGATTTCCCTGTACCACTGCCTGCTGCTATACATATCATCTGTTGTTTATGAAATCCTCTAGTGAAAGTATCCAGTTGAGGGAATGGAAAAGGACAGATACTGTTAGTACCTTTTTTAGTCAGTTCTTCCCAGAGGTTACTGGCATTAAGTATTCCATCTGGTCTAACAGGTGTCGCTCTGAATAAGAGATCTCTAAGTTCTTCCCCCTCTCCTGCGAGGAGCATTTCATTAGCATCCTTTCTTGGAAGTCTGCATATAGCTGCCTTGCCAGCAGGTAAGATTTTAATTGCTTTTTCGGCAGCAACCATGCCAGGCTCGTCACTATCGAAACACAGAACTATTCGTACAAATTGAGATAACCATTTTAAATTTGCTGCTATATATTTATTAGCTGACTGTGATCCCGAAGGCAAACTTACTACGGGATACCTGTTACCTTGAGCCTGTGATACAGACATACAATCTATCTCTCCTTCTGTAATGGTGACAAACATATTGCCTGTATTATGTTGTCTCCATAAGCGTTGACCCCATAACTGTAAGTCTGTTACATCACCAAGCCAGATAAATTTTTTGTTCTGAAATCTTATATGCTGTGCGGTTGGTCTACCTAACTTATCTTCATAAGTTGCTACCTGTACTGGAACTCCATTATGTTCTGAAGTTCCATAGTTAAATAGTTCACAAGTCTCTTGTGTCAAACCACGTTTAGGTAAAGCTTTGGGTGTCACAAATTTTAGTAATGGTTTTTTCACAGTCGTAATAAAACTTTTTCTAGGTCTTTCTTTTAGTGGTTGATAGGTATAGCTACAGCCAAAACAGAAGCCATGACCGTCATCATAAATAGCTAAATTATCTTTACTTCCACACTCAGGGCATGGTTCTTTCCTTACATAATTGCTCTTGTTCTTCATACCAATCTCTGGGAATAGAGCCATGACTCCAAAGAAAACCATGCTTGGTTGCCCAAGCACCATAGGTTAAACTTCTTTTGCCACGACTCAATTTTGTTTTACTATTTTGAAAACAGAATCGTATATCTAGTTCGGGTCTTTGCGTCTTAATCGCAACATGTTTTCTGCGGTCCTCTTTTGAGAAGAAGCCCTTAGTTTCAATACAGATGCCGTTGTCAAGGATGAAATCAGGCTTATAAGTGCAACTGATTTGGTAGTCAATATCGAGTGTTTCATAACTAAATTGAACTTTTTCTGCTTGTAATGTAGCTGCTATTGCTGCTTCAAACTTGCTTCTAAAATTCGTCTGCCCCGACTGTTTCAAACCCTTGGACTTTGGGAGTTTCTTCTTGGGTTGCTTCTTCTGTTTCAAAGCCATAGCCTTGTGCTGTTTTAGTGTACTCGACATGGTTATGAATAATTACAGCTTCGGGTTGAATCTTAATACCAACACCAAAGCTAGGATTTTCCCAACCACTGCAACGCATATTGACTTGCCCAGTTGTACCAGGACCACACTTGTTTACCTTTTCCTTCTGATCCTCTGACATAGGAGAACCATCAGCATTAAATAAAACAGGTGGTCTTTGTTTCCACTGTGTTCCGTCTGATCTGAAACCACCACCTTTCATCTTGGTCTTTACTCTAAAGTATGGCTTGCCATCTATCTCTTCAAAACCAAAAGGTAAAGGTGCAAGCTTGTACTTCTTGTTAGGGTTGGCAATCTTTAGTTGTGATTTCCATCTGTCTAACAACCCATTGAGTTGTTCCTCAATGTCCTGTGACTTTTCTGGTTCTATAAGACATTCAACCTGCCATATACCAGAAGCATCAAACTTTGTATCGGGTTCAACTAGCCATGCAAATTGAAAAAGACATACTGGTGATGTGATGTTTAGAATTTCTGATTTAATCATTTGGAAATTTCTTGTGTAAGTTCTTTTATAATCGTCCTTGTTGGACGTAACATTGATCGTATCGTACATTTTATATCTGTCATCCTTTATCACTAACTAAACACATATGGTGCATTGATAACCTCGCAGATATTAAAGTCTCCTAAATCTGGTGGTGTCGGTAGTTTTCTTGGTTTATCCAACTGTTGTACTGCCTGATCATATAGATCATCTAATACATTGGATGTGTACATTTCGACAAAGGATTGCTTAACACAAGAAATAAATTCTTCTATATCAGCAGCAGTAGATCCGAAACAATCGTGGATAGTTGTAAAGTTTTTTAGTCCTTTATTAGTACTTTTCTCTAGTGCTAAATGTACATTAGCAGCGTCTAGGCTGTGTACAAAGTTAGCAGCAAAACTACGAGCAGACTTTCTGTTATTAACCTCTTCTGTCTGATCATTAAGTGACAAGTACACAGTACTCGTGCCTATTTTGGTGCGTATTTGTTTACTATTTTGTACATAATAATTTTGATTTACATAAAACTTAGATGGTGTATTCCACCTCATTGTTTTACTTTCATTACCATAACATTTAGCAATATCTGTTAGATATTCCATAATGATTGATGATTTTGGACATACTTTTTTAACAGTCTGAATAATTTTTCTGGCTAGAAAATAGTTATGTGCAAAAGAATCTAAAGGCCAAGGCAAATCTATATTGTATTTATATAAATATTCTTTGATTGAAGTTGTGATACCAAACAACGTACCACTATAAGGAATCACCATTACTGGTTTCTTTACCAGCTTTCTCGTAATAACTTCTCGGTTGTTAAACCAATCAACAGCTAACAGTTCATCACTATCAGCAAGATCAGTTAATAGTTCTGCTCTCACCTCATCATATAGATCCTGTACTTCATCAGACTTAATAAGATTTACTTTAACTGCAAGGTCTTGATCACAGGTCATAGCAGCAAAGTGCTGATAGCCATTGTTAGTGCCATCTAACAAGACAGGATGCTTTGATACATACCCATAGCCTTGTTGTTGAAGTTCAAACCATTCAATACACCATGCCAAAAACTGAAATGGTTCGTCTGCCTGACTCCATATGCTGACAGTTGATTCTGGATTAGTAGCTACTTGATCAGCCAAAGCAAAGCCTTCTGTATTAGCCCACTCTATTCTTTCTTCATAGCTACTTTTACTAAGACCCCAGTGGTTAGCACCTGCTATTCCTAACCAGTTCCTAGCCTTTTCGTCATTAATAGATGCTCCATTATGGAATCTATGTAAGGCTCTGGATAAATCATTACCCTGTGGATTAAAAATAGATGCTACGGGATAAATTCGCCCCGTAAAATCTGCTTGCCAACAATGAAAGAAAGGAGCATCTTTGTAATAAAGGGCTGTATCCAATAATGTCAGGCATTGAAATCTCCTCATCCTATCGTGTGCATTTTGATCATGGATAAGACTAGCTGCCTTTCTCCATCTCAATCTTGCATCTTCATTAGTATCAATATCAAAAGGTTTTGGTGGTAGTGGTAATGTTTCAGCATCAATCAAACATCCCACTTCTATACTTCTATCCCAACAGCTTTGAGCAATTTCAAGAACATCTATATTCACTTCCCATTGCGTATTCTGTAGAGAATTTAATGCTTGAAAAAACGCTGTTGGTTTTCTTTCTGATACTTCTTGTAAGTAAGAAAGATCCCTGCTCTTAATAGCTTTGATATGTTGCAGTCGTTTAGTATGAAATCCTCCTTCAGTAGCACTTGTCCATTCAATAGGTTGTTCTACACAGGGCATATAGATTGGATAGCTTGCAAGCCTGCTAGATCTCTGTTTCTTCATCCATTCATTAATACTTTCAGTAAACTCCACATAATTTTTTGTAGTCTTACCCATCCGTTTAGTTGTGACCTTCACCATACCCAACGTATTGATGAGAAGATCCAACAGTTTCATACCTATGCGTAACTTCTCTTCCTTTGCCCAGTTTTGAAACACCAAACCCTTATTTCTCATGTGGCCTATCATCATGTTTCGTCTATAACGTGGATGGGTCGTATCAGTTATATGTTGTTTGACCGCACTAAAGTACCTTTGATCCTGTTCTTCAAAGACACTAAATCTCATCTCATCTTCTAACAAATGACCTGTTTGTATGGCTATCTGTGTAGCAGTATTACCCTGTGATGCACCATCAATAATTGCTTTAAATGCTATGAAAGCGACTACATCTGTATCAGGAAATTGAGATAACTTCACAGCAGCTATAGCCTTTGGTCCTGGTGTACCTCTCCAAGCTCTATCAATAAACTGTTGTATAGATTTTGAAAAGGGTTCAAGACCAGCAGCGATCATGCTTCTGGCATAATCATTTTCTGACTCTTTACCCTTCTGAATATTTAACTGGACTTTACGTTGTCGGGAATCATGCCCCCGATCACACATTTCTTTCTCTACTTTAGCCTGCTTGTTCATAAATAACTCCTTGTTTTAATTAACAATTTGAGTTACTTACTGCTACCCTCCCAGAGTGGTGCGAGTAGGCGGACTCGAACCGCCACGACCATTACAGTCTCTGGATTTTAAGTCTTCTTAATCCGCAGACAAAACAAAGACTTAAATATAAATTCGTAGGTAACAGTAAGCATCTCATCAACATCACCTAAGACGCTATGGATGTACTGGATTCTTTAGTATTAAGCACTTTTACAGCGTCATGCAACTGCTTTGGTGCGTGATGAGCATATATCATTGTTGCCTGGATACATTCATGCCCCATCCAATCCTTTACAACACCCAAAGGAACACCCCTCTGGACTAACCTTGTCGCACAGGTATGCCTACATAGGTGCGGTACATACCAATCTTTCTCTGAGTAGCCAAGATGATCTCTCACCCTATTCCATATAGTTCTTAGCCAATAACTGCTATAAGGAAAAAGCTTATCAGTAGCTCTAGCTTTCAGATAGTAAGGTCTTAGTATTTTCTGTACCTCATCAGTCATAGGTACACTTACAGGGTTATCACATTTACGATCACTAAAAGTAATCTGATTAAGATTAAAATCTACATACCTCTTCTCAAGTCCAAACAACTCACTCAGTCTTGCACCTGTATCCATAAGGCATTTAACAAAGTCATGATGTTCATAAAGACCCCAATGCAAGAAAGTATTTAATAAATCCTCTTCCATTGACTGAGTAAAGTAATGTGTTCTACCCTTAGTTTCTTTCAGTCTCTTAGGAAACTGAATCATAGATATATAACCATCAGAAGCCATCTCCTCCAACGTAATCTTCAGAGCAGACACTTTCTTATTGATAGTTTTATTACTGTTATCAAAGGTTTCTCTGTGATAATCAATCAGAACATTAATTAGTGGTTCTGTTATCTGACTGACAGGCAGATCACCTATAGCTTTAATGTTATGGTTCATACGCATGATGTAATAATCTGCGTCTGGTGTACCACGCTTACGTCTGTTATATACAGTTCTTACAGCCTGAGATAAGCGTGGGCATCTCGACTGCGGGATTCCTCTGGGCATAGGATACTCCTTTAGTAGTGTTTAAGAATGAGAATCAGTTTTAATACAAAATAATTTTAAAAGTCAAGTATTATTTTTAAATTTGCACCAAAAAAGTACAGATATATGTTCTTTATTAGTGCTTTGATAGTTTCCATGCGTAAATTAATAGATGTAATTCATTGATTCTGCGTTCTGCATTTTCAATACGTTCATCTATTACCTTGTTACGATCAAATTTATACTTGGTCAGGTTCACTACGTTAGTCATTAGAAGTTTTGTACTGGGTTATCAATTCAGCAAGGTCTGATAATAAATCATCACATTGACCACGCAAATCATTCATAGATTCCTTGCCTTCATCAATCAACTTAGCAAGTTCCTCCAGGCTGTACTCCCTTGTGCTGAAAGTCTTACGACATTCTTTACAAGTTCTAGATCTCCACACATAACATGCGTTAGGTCTATCTCTGGAATGTTCAGTAACAGTTGTAGTGCCACCGCAGTTAGGACATTGAATCATTTGTCTCCTTATCCATTGTTAAAAACTTATCATCTAGTTTTTGTATGCACATTTCCCATGCGTCATCATGGCTAATATCTAACAACTTAGATAACTCCTTTGATAGATCCCTTAGATGACTAGCAATGGCATTAAGACTGTACGGATATTCACTCATTTACCTACCTCCCTGGAACTGGATCTCTGCATGTTGTAAAGACTCCCAATACATTCCATTACCCTCATCATCAATAAGAATAATAGAATGTCTATCAAGATCCATACACACTTGTTTAACGACCCTACCCTCATCCTCATCAGATAAAGTTATACAACTTCCAATAAGAAATTCGATAGGGATATTAGAAAAGTTTTTTACTTTCATTTTAATAACTCCATACATACTTCTACACCCTTTCTACACAGGTCTCTCTGCTTCTCTGTTAGCTGAGAACCTATAGACTCTGCCATCTTTATACATTCTTGAGATAGGGCATCATTAGGTGCGGTATTAGCCAATACTAAAGCATGTAAATATGCCTGTTCATGGTCTTTGATTTTAGTTTCCATTTGATAAATAAAAATCTGGGACAATAGACTCAAAAGAGCCTGTTAAAAATTCATATTAAAAAATTCTTAATAGGTTCATTTAAAGTTCGGCTACGGATAATAACGACCAGAAATAATAAAAAATAAATAAAAAAAAAGAAAGAAGCCTAGAATTAACTAGGCTTATCTTCTTCTTTAACATCAAGAGCTTTATATTCTGCTAGTAGCTGTTCGTTCGTTAGCTCCATTTCAAAATACAATCTCTCAATTTCTGCACGTTTAGCAGCTTTTAATTCTGCTTCGTAGTCGTATTTGTCGTTAGACATAATTAATAATTAATAACTGGGCGGTGTTTGTAGCTGTAAACAACTACTAAGGTTCAATCTATGAGAGAACCCTTTAAAACCTCCGCAGAGGCTTTAAGGGATTGTCTAAAAGGTTTTTGATTGAACTATGAAATAATAAGTATCGTAATCCCATCCCATAGATAAAATATCTACATTAGGATGAAAGCCTTTAAAATACTCTGTTTTTAATAATTCCCTTGTAGCATTGGCATAATTGTCAATAGCTGTTATTTCAGTATCCCAAGGAATAACTTTTGAATAAGTTGTTTCAGCATCTTTCTTATAAAATGCTTTTGCTCTTGGATCTTTGTAATCCGTAGGTCCTAAGAATTTAGTTTTAATTACTAAACCCTTAACCTTTATTTCGTCCATGATTCGAGTTTTCATAGTCTTAAAAAGGTTGACTCCAGTTTTCATATTGCCAAGATGTAATCTTGCCATCCTTACAAAGTGAATCAGTCCAGTTATTCCAAGCTTCCCTTTTAGCTACATAATCAAAACGGTTTTCTTTTAACCATTCTTGATGTAGTTCTTTAAAAGTCTTTAAGACTTCTTTCTTAGTAGTCATTTGGTTAATTAGTTTCTGGGGCTAGATTCCTCCAGGATAAATTTTTTCCTGGATGATTTTTAAGGAATCTTTAGAACCTTCTAAAAGGCTCTAAGGATTCGTTAAGTTTTAGTCTTCTGATTCACAAGACCAACAAAGACAGTAAGAACCAAAACTATATAATTCCTGATTCTTACATTTAGAAGTTTCTTTATTAAAAAAGTCTTCCAGATATTCAATATCTTCTTTACTGTTGGTCTTTTCGTCAGAATAATAATTAACTATTTTCTGATACTCCTCATAAGTAAATAAAGGAGTAGTCCATCCGTTCCATCTTTCGCTTGGGTTGTGTACTCCCTCAAAAGATGGAGGCTCTTCATCTACATTGTTTCCACTAGGCAGATAAAACTTATCTTTAATAAGTGTCATTTAATTGTCAAAGGTTCTGGGACTTAGTACTGCTATCTATTAGGTAACTAGTACTACTGGTAGTATTACTTAGTGGTGGGCATCGATAAAATAAAATAACAAATATTGAAACAAAACTTTGCATTTGACCCCTAAATACCTATTAACTGGATTATAAGTCCAGTAAAAACCTAATCATATCAACTATTTACAAAGACTAACCGCAAAAACCACAGAAAAAAGTCTATGTATAGGGGGGATTTTTATTTTTCTATATATGCGTAAACCCTTCAAATTTTTGTTCCAAAAAGTTTTTAGTAGTAACCATAAGGTAACTCTAAGATAACTTAAAGGTTAACTATAAGGGACTATAAGATCCTCTATAAGACTGCCCAGAAGTGTCTTATAGAGGACTATAGGTTGTATAAGTACCTATGGTTATATTTTAGGAGAGGATACTGTTGGCTGATAGTCTTATTTAACAACTATTAACTACTAATATCTGCTTATTTACTATCTATTATCTACTTATTTTAAATCTTTTATTTTTATGGAATCTATGGTCGCTATCCCCCCCTATAGTCCCCCCCTTTCATAAAAAAGGGTGTTATTTATCTACAAGTACGACCTAATAAGCGTTGCTTATAAATCCATCAGTGTTTCCATTAGAATTACTTATCTGTGTGGGTGTCATACCTAGTGCAGTTTGAGTGACGGTGTTGTTGAGATAAGAACCCCAGTTATCTAAGTGAACTCTAAGGAGTTCATCCTTTCTGGATTTGATGTTACGGTCTTCATCTTGATTCATATATTCAGTCCAGTAGGCAACTGCACCTGATAGAGCGTCAAGGATGTCATCGTGTACTAGAGAACCTCTATGTTTTGTTATGCGAGACATTTGATAGAAGAGTTGAAGTTTTAATTTACGTTCTGGAGCTTCGTTAGGGTTGGATCTATAGTCTTTTTCCACTACCTTACGGTCGAATATGAGCCTGTGAGAGTTCATAACAGGTTCAAGGGTATCTATTATGCGTAGTTCTTTGGTTTTATTGTTGCGTACGTCTTGTACTTCACAGGGGTGGTATCTGAGGAGAAAGGGTTTTAGCAGTTCAGCGAACATACCACCACCCATATTAGATTCAACGAGTATGGTATTTACTTTATTTGTCTTAGCTATCTTGGATAATGTTGTTAAAACAGCGTCTGAATAACCACCGTTAAGACCTCCTGCATCAGGAACGTATAGATTACCGTTTAACATTTTGACTACAGCGTATCCAGTGGCATCTCTACCCTTACCAGAGGGGTCGATGAACATAACAGAGCCTGTGTATTCAATCCAATCACCAAATTGTTGTGCAGGTCTGTAGAAATGATCTCCATTGAACCCTACACAAGGTAATTCTTTGATGACGTATTCGGGAGAGGAAGACCAGATCACCTTTTCTGGTGCATGATCAGGGTTAACACTGCTGATGATTAAGTCTGATAGTTTTAGAGGGTAACGGTCTTGATCGCTGAGGCTAGTATCTAGCATGAACTGTAAAGAGAACCCAGAACGTCCGTAGGAGGCCTCACGTTCCATGAGATCTATTGATGAGAATCTATCAGGGTCAACAGGATCTTTAGGCTTTACAAGCTCTTCTGATAGCCTCTGAGCTAACTTAGGAGCTAACCTATCACCATAGTTATTTTTAAGTTCTGGATAACGTGCAGTCCAGATACGAGTCGTATATCCACGCTCTTCTAGTGTTAGGTAGAGAGATTGTTCTGTTTGTGGTGTACCAAGGAAGGTAATTTTACCGTTAGGTTTTAAGATTGCATCAAATTCTTTAACAGCTTCTGATAATTTGTCTCTCATTGGTTGAGTAAAGCTGTTATTTGGTACTTCCACATCATCAGCAATCACTTCATCTGCTCTACTACCAGCCATCTGCCCTAAGACACCCTGAGACTTTACTGAAGGGGCATGATCAGCAGATGCAGGTCCAACATCAAAACTTATCTTTGAGTTTCTTTGAGAGTCTTCTGGGCGTAATGGAGCTAATATTGGCATCTCATTGATAAGACGCATGGTGAATGTAGAGAAATTATCTGCTCTGTCTTTACTAGCTGAGACAACAAGGAACTTTAATTGTGGATTCATCCGTAGTTTCCACACAACATACGTACTTGTTATCCAACTTTTACCCACTCCTCTAAAGGCCTGTATGATCTTTCTACGAGGTCCGTACTGTAAATACTCAGCAATGTCTAATTGAACTGGTGTGGGGTCAGGTAGGTTAAGATGACGCCAAGTTATGATTAGAAAGTATCTAAAGTCTTGTAGTTTCTCAGGAAGCGGTTGCATATTGTTAGTTCTCTATAGGTTTCCATACTTCTACATCACACCCACATTTTGGGCATGATAAGAAAGTAATCATTGAATATTCTTCATGCAACTCAGCGTCAGTGTCACTACCCCAAATTAATTCTGTTTTGCAATGCCAACAATTCATGCAACGGAAAATAAAGAAAGTTGTTCAACAGGTACTGGAAGTCTTTTTTCATCGCTATATTGTTGAGCGATTGCGTTTGCTATCCCTTGAAAAGTTCTACTTCTTGAAACCCAAGACGTATCTTCTGAATACCATTTAGGTAATTTTTTACCACTTGGAGAAACATAAAACTCACCTTTATCAACTATTTTAGTAGGTTTTAGCAGAGGTAAGTTCTTTAACCACAGACATGTTGATTTTTGAAAAGGATCTCCATGTTCATAAGGTTGAATTATCTGGTCAGCAGGTCTTATCTTTGACCCAATCACACTTACAGGGTTTTCTATGCACCATCTAGGAATATTGCAATTCATAAGTGTTCTTACAAAATCAAGAGATTCTTTCTGTTCTTTTTCTTTTCGCCAGAAATGCTTTGCACCTGATACTGCTAGATGCTGACAGCTTGGGTGTGCAATCATTAAATCAAAGCCATCATAAAGAATATCTCTTACATCTCCCTGATAGTGTGGTCCTTCAACCTCTGTAGGAAGGAGATCACAGCTTATAGCATCATGCCCCTGTGCTATAAAGGCATCTCGTACTCTGCCAGAGTATTCACAGGCTACAAGAACTTTCAAACTATCTTTCTAAAGCAGGTATCACATCAAGGTCTGGAAGGTTTGACATAAGATCTTCCATAGGACTCTTCTCTGTTGGGATACATTCAATACCATTATCCTTCAACAGTTGTCTTGCTACGTTAAGATCACCAGGTTTTGCATCTCCACTTTTTACCTTGTCTAACAATTCTTGTATGAGAACTGTATGAAGGGATTCTAATAATTCTAATTTATTTGCTTTTTCCATAGTTAAAATGTTCTTGCAACCAATATACCTTGTTTTATAAAATTATGCCTATCAAGACAGTAGGACAAAGATTTCAAATTGATGATCGTGTCGTAAGAAACCATACGATTGGATATACAGGAGGTAAATATAAACAACAAAAAGGAACAGTCTTAGAAGCTTTTGCAAAGACAAATAAGGTTGGTGCTAATCAATACTATTACAAAGTAAAATGGGATGATAGAAGGTCATCTGAACACGCTCAGCATAGTCTTAAACCTGTCGAATAGTGTCTTTCTTGTCTTATATTTTTTCTTCTTAGTTTGTTTAAGGTTTTTTGTTCTGTGATGTTCTGATATTTCATAGCGTATAAGTTTTTCATTTATATCTGAGATACGTTCTATAGAAGCCATTATAAGAAAATCCTGTAGTCTATTTTCTTTTATCAGTTCAAGACAAATTTCTCTTACGACAGCGTTAGGCATGTCTCTGATTTCTCTTTTTCTGATTTCAATTTCAAGTTCTACTTCGGCTGGTGGGTTTCCAACAAGAACATCAAAAAACTCTTTGTGGTTCATTTACCTGGAAATAATGCCTGCTCCAACATATCGCATAATTTATCATCAACATCATTGTCTGTTTTTTCTACACAGGCACGAACAAGATCTAAGGCAAGTTGACGAATTGCTTTAGATTTGAGAAAGGTGAGAAGGATTGGTCTTAGGATTGCAATCATAGGATTTGTTATATACTTTCCAATTATGTATATATTTGCTAATTTTGGCTTGACTCCTCACACAAGTCAATAAGCCCTATTCCCCCAAAGTAGGGTTTTTCTATCTTCTAGGTTTAAGTTCTACTACAGCAAGTTCTACTTCTTTTAGCCTATGAAATACTTCTCTCATATCATCGTGCATAGTGTCAATTTTATCTGAGAGTAATTCAATAGCAGTTGTATTTCTTACAAGATCATCTCTTGATTGTCTTCCTCTGTAGGAAATAGAACCAACAGAAACAAAACAAGCTGTTAGTAAAGCTCCACCTACTGCTGCTATTACTTCAATCACTTTTCAAAGCATTTATCTATGCCTATTATGACAGAAAACAAGAACATGGACGAACAGAAGAAGCCTAATCCTCTTCAAAGACTTAAAGAGAACATCACAGATAAAGAAGAGCAATTAGCTTTTATTTCAGTTGTAGTAAGGCTTGTTGTAGTTGGATGGAGTGGTTTTATAGTTTCTTTAAATTACATAACGATTCCAGGTTATAGTACTGAACCAAAAGATATTACATTCCCTGCTTCTCTTCTAACAGGTGCATTAGCTAGTTTTGGATTAGAGGGTGCTAAAAAGCGTGGTGATGGTACATATAAACCAGATGAAAAGCCATTAAACAAAAAGGAAGTGGAACAGTTACTAGCTACACAGTCAGGTGGTTATCAAACCATTAGAATAGAAACACCCATCAAGATACTTGGTGCGGCAGTTGTTGACAAAAAAGAAGACAAAAAATGAAGAAATTAATTCCTTTATTACTTTTAGCTTTTAGTCCTGCTTCTTACGCAGACATAACTCAGAAGTTCACAACATCTGCACAGATCACTGTAGATATGCCATATAGCGTTACAAATAAGCTTGGAACGACTTATTCATTATCAGGTAATAATATTACTCCATCTGTAACTTCTGGAGGATCTACAACCTCTGGAGCTATCGGTGGATTGAATGTTGGATCGTTAACTGCTGGCGTTCCAGCTTTAATTCAAACTGATAAAGCAATCACTACAGCAGGATCAGCTTTCTCTGTTACAGAGTCAGTAACTATGGGAGATGCCACACCATCTGCTATTACTCCATCAGCAGGAATAGCTGCATTGCCTCATCTTGGAGGACAGACAACAATAGGATCAGGAGGTACAGCAGGATCCCTTGGTATGACTAGCGTTTCTTCAGGAATCCATACCTGTAGTGCTGGATCGAGTGGTACTAGCTGCATAGGCTCAACTACAGTCACCATCACCATAGATTGACTAAATGGTTTTTGCTAATAATAATATTAATACCAGCAAGAACCCTTGCAAATCCTGTTGTGCCTACATTTCG